ATGTGTATAAGAGACAGTCCTTAACTATTTCTAGATTCAAGTTTGCAATGGGTAAGACTGGTGTTGTTTCGTTTAAGATACAACCACGTGGAGAAGGTAATACTGAAACCGTTGGTGGTGTTGAACAGTCCAACTGGTACCGATTAGACAGCGCACCAATTGATGATGAACGGTTATTTACTGTACCTATTCATCAACGCAATGATAACTTTGATATTGAAATTACATCTGATTCTCCATACCCGGTCTCTTTGTTAAGTATGACTTGGGAAGGACAATATTCACCTAGATATTATCGCCGCTCATGACCACCGATGCACAGCGTGAAGTAATTCACAATAAGACCTCAGAAATGATCCACAAAGCTGCAGGTCCTGATAATGAAGCTTTTGATTACTTGGCTACTATCTTCTTTACTACTCGTGTTATAGATGATGTTGTAGACAATGACAGAGAAATTAACCACGATACTTACTTCAAGGCTATGGAGGCTTTGTTTGTCAATCTCCATATGAATAAGTTTTTTCGTGCTAATTATGACATGCTTGTCTCTCAACACATAACTATTTGGAATACATGGTTAGCTGCTAATAAATATGAGCAGGAAGGTGAGACGATTGACAAGCTACATTCAAGGACCTGGCGTCTTTATATTGATGAACTACTTCCGTTGGTTGCATACTTAACCCAAGGCTATGAAAAAATGAAGGAACTTGATCACGACATTAGAGTTTTTACAGCTCTATATCACAGGATGGACCCACCTGATTTTAATTTAGAGGAGGTATTAGATGTCAGGAGGAACTAATAGAAAGATTGAAGCACAAAATAAGTTCGTTGAAAAGCAGTATAAGGCTGATCAGCGGATGCACAGCTATACTGAACAAGTCAATGAAAATAGATATCAGGATGCATTAGCCAGGAGAGAACTCCAGCAAGCAACTCTTGATAAAAAAGCAGATTTAGCTGATGCTATTAAAATTCAAGATTTCAATTATAAGGACGATTTACAACGTAGAGAGTTTAGAAACGAAAAAGATGCTTATAAACAAGCTTTAGATGATTACGATGCACAGACTGAATTAAATTCTCAGTCTGGTGCTATTGCTTTAGAAGCTGCAAAGCGTGCTAAAGAAGAAGCTCTTATTACTAAAAGATTTGACCTTGAAGGACAGCGCATTCAATATCAAAATCAACTAGATGATCTAACACAAAGTCGTGATCAGCTTGTGGTTGATGATACCTATGCCACTGAAATGGATCGGATTGGTACTGACTCGATTGCATCTAAACTAAAGGCTGCACAAGAGGGTAAGCTGATTGACGATAATGAGTATGATGCTAGGGAAACTTTTACTCGTGAATCTGCACGCATTGCTGAAAACAAACTTGGTTTTCAAAAAGATAAACTTAATAATGACATAGGTTTTCTTCAATCTTCAGAAGGTTGGGATCTTCGTGGTACAAAGACTGCTTATGAAAAGCAGCAAGTCCCTAACTTTAATAAGCGTATCAGCTTGATCATTGAGCGTGAGAAAGCCGCTGGTAAAGCGCGTGCATCCGGTAGGGAGGGTCTCAGCGCACAGCGTGAGGTTACATCTGCTTTGGCTGAATATGGCCGCAAACAGGCCCAGCTGGTTGATGAGCTTGTTTTTGCTCAAGACGATAAAACACTTTCTGAAGATAAAATTACTGGCACCACTTCATACAACATTGGTCAAAAAAATATTGACAAAAATATTGTTGATGAAGACATGGCTATGAACACTCTTCAGAGAGATCGTAATATTGATCAACTTCTAAATGAAAAAGCTAAGATTGATATTGCTTTTACTGATACTGCTGCTCAACTTGGTCTCGATCAAGAACGTTTAGATGCTAGTGAAACTAAGCAAAAATCTGAAAAGACTATTCGTACTGATAGACTCAACGCACAGGAAGAAACTATCGAGGATCAGAACTTCCTTAATGAGCAGCAAATCAAAACTACTTTCGATTCAGCAAAAACTCAGTTTAAAGCTGATAAGAACAAGATTAAGTTGGACGAGGTTGCTGCCAACATTAGTGCTCAAGGTAAAATCCCCGCCCGTCCTAAGAAGCCTATTCCGCTACCCGCTCCTTTAGCAACTGTACGTACACTTCTTCCAATGCCGTCTGCACCTATGACTGCACCCAAGCCTATTAAAGGTGCTATGCAAAAAACTAGTATTTGGAATGATGTTGGCGATGGAGCTAATCTTGCATTGCAAATTTTGGGTTTAGGACTTTAATTCAATTAATTAACCAATGGCTAAATTTAGAAGCTCTGCACGAAGTAGTGGTTTCAATGCCGTCGATCTTCCTGATAATGCTTACCGAATCAAACAAGCTGGTCAAAAACGGATAGACGATCTACGGACTACTTACAACCAGACTATTCAAAATAGGAAACAAGCTCTTGATGAATTTGACTCTGCTCGTCAGCAAGAGCAAGCAGCACTAGATAGAAACGCTAGTCTAGAAGAAACGTATCGGAAAACTTACGAGCAAGCCTTACGTAACCGCTATCAACAAAAGCTTGACAAGCATGAGAAAAAAGCAGAATTTGAAAGAAGTCGGTATGACCGTCTTTCACAATTCTCACAAGAGGCCGGTAAAATAGGTGCTGAAATTTATCAACAGCACAAAGATAACCGTCAACGAGAAGGTATGTCTCTGATTTTCCATACTGGTCTAAAGGCTGAGGAACTTCAGATACTACAACAAACAGAAGATGGTCTACTTGCTGAGCATACTGCTGCTAATGCAATTATTGAACGCCTTAAGAAGAATGGTGCTACTGCTGGTCAGATTAAGCAAATCCGTGAACTTGATGGTTGGATCTTACTTGGAGCACAGAAGGAGCTTTCACAGAAGGCTGGTACTGCATACCATGCGTTCTTAAAGAATCCTGAAACACGGAGCAAGAAGTTTAAGTTATCCGATGGAAGCGAGACTTCTCTTGCAGATGCTTATAAAAACATTAATGAGTCGGCATACCATGAAGTACGTGGTCTTCTTACAAGTGAGTTCTTAAAACGCTATCAAGGTTACAACCTTGCTTTTGCTGAAAAGTATATCTTCCCAAGTATGAGGAAGACAAAGGAGAATGATGATTTAGACTTTGCTACTAAACTTCAACAACAGTTTGAAAATGAAGAAAAGGTTAGATTTCACACCAGCATAAGTAATCTTTCAGATTTAATGGTTAGTGATCCCAGGGCTGTTGAAACTTTTTTAATTACAGAGTCTGGCAATAATCCAAAGGTTAAGGGCACAATTCGTAGAAGGCTGCTTGAAGCTATTCCAGAGATGATTCGTACCGGTACTCTTGATGCTACTGATGCTGAAACTTTTCTGGCTAACTTAAATAATCAAACGTTGACAGTTGGCGGAAAGGATGTGACTTTTAGAGAACAATACTTTAGTCCTGGAAGCCCTGATAGACAATATCTTCAATCTATCGGAACTGCTATCTATGATAGCAAACTTCGTAATAGCAAAATAGAAAGACAGAAAGAACAAGAGTTTCGTGATAAAATGCTTGACGAAGCAATTAAACAAGTTACTGGTGATGGATTTAGTAATGATGAATTAAAGGTTTTTCAAAATGAGTTTGCTAAAAAAGGTATTCAGCCTGAGGGTTTACTGTTAGACATAATGACTCATAGGTCACTACCTGCTGATCGAGCTATTCAATATCAAATGGCTGCACAAGAAATTTCTCTTGGCAATTCTCTTTCTCTAGCACAGTTAGCAGCTAAGTTCCCTGGCTTGTCTCCTACACAACGTCAGCAGCTTGCATCAGCATCCAGCATGGGAGGTCATGGTGGTAGTGGTTCAGGTTTAAAAACCTATACAGATGTAATGGAACAGGAAATCAAGTCTGTCATGAAAACCTCTAATCAAATTGATCCAGGTGCTCAAACTACTGGAATGATTGGTATTATGAGGCGTGAATTTGTTAAAGATTTTCTTGAACGTAAGAATAACCCTAAGAAGTATGGCGCCTATGAAAATGATGAAGCAATTGCTAGAGAGCTTTTAGCTAACCACAGAGATATGCTTCATGCTGATGGTGGCAAAGGAAAAGGTATTTATAGACGTATTCTTGATAAAAATAAACAAGTTGTTATCGGAAGTGATGGTGGATTTGATGCGGTATATGCTCCACCTACCGTTGATTCACCAACTTGGAAACGTACTGTCGAAGCTATCGATAATGATTTCACTGTTCTAAGCAACAAACCACTCTTAGGTGATATGGAGGATCCTAACAGCTGGGCCTCTCAGATTCCAGAGATTATTAAAACAGGACAACCACCAGGCTGGCTTACTAATCTTGCACGATATACAAATACATCATGGAAGACTTTGTTTAATCAGCAAGCTGCCCTCTATGGTGACTACCGCATTCCCCTGTCACGATTGGAGGATGCTGCAGAAGGTATCTCTCCTGGTCTCTTAAACCGTATTGGCGTACCTGCTACTGCTGCTGGCGTTGTTCTTGGTTCTATTACTCAAGCTCGTGCACAAGGCGCTCAAGCAATGGAGGTCTATCGTCCTCTTCTTAATTTGATTGCATCCTATGAGTCGTCCAATGACACTGTTCACGGTGGCTATGACGCTATGAATCTTGGTGGTACTCATGGTGGCTCAAGGGCTATTGGTTCAAACACAGGTACTGTCTATTTTGAAAAGCCATTAATCGAAATGACTTTAGGTGAGATCATGGATAAGCAGGCTGCTGGTCAGCTACATGCTGCTGGTCGTTACCAGTTCCTTGGTTCTACATTGCAGGATGTTTTAGATAACGGTAATCCTGGTGGTATCTCTCGTGATTCTTTATTTGATGCTGCTACTCAAGACAAACTTGCAGTTACTTATATCCGCATGACTATGCGTGCATATCCTGGTGATCCTACTTACGGTATTCGTAGTCGTTGGATTGGCGTTAAAGACCATCTTAGTTACGAGGAAACACAGCAAGTTGTAGATAGGCTTGAAAAAGACACACGAGTTCAAGGAACCGCCTTCAAAAATACAGAGATCGATACAGCCGTCGCTGCCCACTCATACAGTAGAAAGTGATTCTGCTATGACAGATCCACTTGTAATATCTACCTTTGTCTTTTGTGCATTAACGTATGCACTGTTTAGGCGGTTCCTTACTTTTTAATTATAATGAACAATGAATTAAATGAGCTTTCGCCTGAACAACAGCGAATGGCTCACTATCAAAACGTAGTTGATAATCCAAATGATTATCCTGAAAGTGCTGTATCAGCTGCTCAAGGTGCTATAGATCGACAACAAAAGGTTGATGCTGTTGCTGATGACGTAGCATCTAAGACCAATGAAGATGGTACTCCTAAAAGCACTTATCAAACACTAGACGCTAAGGAGTTTGGTGTCAAAGAAAACCTTGAGGATGCAGGTCGTGCTCTTGTAACTGGTGTACAAAACGCTTGGAATAATACGATTGACCTTGCTAGTTATCTAGATCCTGAACGTTATCGTCAGAGAAACGAGGGTGAAGATCCTTATTCTTTTGCTTCTAACCTTAAGTTTAATGGTCAACAGATGCCCAAGACTAGGTGGGGCAAGTTTATTAGGGACGTAACTGACTTTGGCATCGGCATGGTTGGTGTCGGCAAGATTGGTATGGGTGTTAAAGGTCTGCGTGGCATTATGATGGCCGGCAAGACTGTAGATAAAGCAGGTAAGGTTGTTAATGTTTCTGGTAAAGCTGCCCTGTTTAAACGCTTAGGTGCTGATGCTGTCAAAGGTGGAGCAGTTGATGTATGGGATCAAACAACTACTGAAGAAGCTGGTTTAGCTGAATCTATTATCAAGTCTAATCCTGTTCTTGCTCAGAACCTTCTACAGCTAGAAGATGGTAGAGATCTTTCTCCTGCTCAACGTGGTTTATTAAACTTCTTTGAATCTATGGGTCTTGGCTTCGGTGCTGGTGCCCTCTTTGAGGCTGCTGGTGTCGGTTACAGAAGGCTTAAAGGTGTTAAGTCAACTGAGGTTACTAAACCTACAGAAAACATAGCTAACAGCCTTTCTACGATTGATAATGCTCTTACTAAGTCTGAAGCTGCTGAGTATCAAGCAAAAACTGTCAGAGTTACTGGTCTTGCTAAGACTGAATATGAAACCCAATACTTTAAATCTCTGAAGAGTAGGGGTGTTATTGATGGTGACGTCACTATTGGTGAGTGGCGTGAGTCTTGGAGAAATCCTGCTAAAGCTACACCTGAGACAGAAGCTTGGTATAGACCTTCTTGGGACCAACTTGATGAAGCTGCTCGTCAAGATCTAACCATTGATATGGCTTACAAGAAAGATATGGACTGGGGAGAGATCCGTAACTACTCTAAGTTCAGTACTAAGCAAGGTAACCAGTATCTTGATATTGGCGCTGATCAACTTGATATTGACCTTGAGAAGGGTGCGCCACGTCCTGGTGCTTATTACAATGCCGATAAGACAGATACATCAAACTATCCGCTGTCGTCTGGCTCTTCAGTCCCGCTGAAGGCTGTACGTGATCAAACTGATATCCGTTCTAACTTTGGTAGCAAGTACGGATCTAATCGTGGTGTAATGACATCTGCTCAGATTCATAAGATGGCTGAGACATCTGGTGTTGATGTTGACGTAATTCAAAAGCAAGCCAAGGCTTTGTTCCAAAATGAAGAGTACCGCAATCTTTATAAGGGTGCATCTTCTGAAGAACTTGTAGATGACATGCTGGTTGCAGCAGAGCAACTGCAAGAGTTTATTACTCCTAATGGCCGTGCTTCTAACTTTACTGCTCAGCAACTTACTGACTTTATCTATGCATTTGATGATGATGCAGCTGACTACATTGGTTCTGGTAAAGGGTCTAAAGGTGTACGTGCATTGACACAAGCACAGATCCAGATGACTGATGTTGTCCTTGGTCAGCTTTCACAAGAGATGCGTGATATCTCACGTGCTTCATTGAGTGTTGATGGTGTTGTTGACAGCAAAGCAGCTGGTGAAATGCTTGATGAAATTGCTGTACGTTTCAAAGCACTACAGGGTATGCGTCAACAGACAACGTCATTGATTGCTAATCGTCTGCGTGAGTTCCGTGCTCCTGGTAAAGGACCTAAACCTGGTTCTAAGGCTGCACTAGAGATTGCTGCTGAGGCTAAGAAGCGTGCTGCTGCACAAACTGATCTGCTGTTGCAAGTTATTCGTGAGGATGAAACTGGTGAGTTGTTCGAGGCTTTCCGTTACTTCTCTGCTGCTTCTAATGGCAACCTCATGACTATGGCTGATATGGATGAGTTCTTTGCTAAGCGTCTTAAGGGTTACTCAGGTCCTGGTGGTTTCCAACGGAACAAGGTTGTTGGTGAGCTGATGACTATGGGTATTAACTCAATGTTGTCAGGTCCTAAGACACCTATCCGTGCTGTTGTAGGTACTGGCATTAATACCATGATGCGTCCTGCAGCTGCAATTGTTGGAGCTACTGTGACTGGTGATCGTAAGACCAAGATGGCTGCACTGTCTCAGATTGGTGGTCTCCTAGAGAGCATACCTGAGGCTTGGCGTAAGGCTGTTGCTGACTTCAATACTTACTTTGATAACGGTGGTGACTTCCGTGGTTATACAACCCAGCAAGTACGAGATGAATTTGAAGCAATGGCTGCTCACTATGCAGTACGTGGTACTGATGGTGAGAAAGCTATGTTTAACGTATACAGGATGATGCGTGGTTTAAATCAAAACCCGTTCTTGTCATACGGACCACGAATCATGAAAGCAGCTGACTCATTCTTTGGTCAGATGATTGCTCGTGGTAATGCTCGTGCAAAAGCTTTTAACGAAGTCTATGACCGAATGCTTGAAGCCGGTGGAGCACTTGGTGATCTTGAAATGCAGTCTGCTATTCGTGAAGCTGAGAAGCGTTTCAATAAGAGTGTATGGCGTTCTAACGGTGAACTATCTGATGAGTTTGCAAACTTCCAATGGAAGGAAGCAGCATTGACTGGTGACCTTCCTGAGTATGCTCAACGTATTCAAGCTGGTCTAGAGCAACTCCCAGCTATCAAGCCATTTGTTGGGCTGTTCATGAAAACAGGTGTTAACGCCTTGCAGCTTACTGGTAAGTACACACCAATCCTAAATCGCTTCCTACAGGAATCTGCAGACATTATGTCTAAAGAAGCGGGTCACCCTGACCTTCTTAGGTATGGCATCCGTAATGCTGATGATCTTGCACAAGCCCGTGCTGTCCTTCGTGGACGTGAGGCTATTGGTGCTGGAATGGTTGGTCTTGCTGGATCTCTGTATCTGGGAGGACACCTGACTGGTAACGGTCCACCAGATCACAAGCTGCGTAAAGCTTGGGAACAGACTGGTAGGTGGCAAGCACGATCCATCAAGATTGGCGACTCCTGGGTTAGCTATGAGTCCTTAGAACCATTTAATGCATTTCTTGCTGCTGTTGCTGATATTGGTGATGCACAAGGTGTGATGGGTGAGCAATTCACTGAGGACCGCCTTGGTCAACTTCAATACCTTATTGCTGCAAACGTCACCAACAAAACCTTCCTTGCTGGTTTGATGCAGCTTGGTGATTTGATGTCTGGTAAAGGTCAGTCACCAGGTGCTGTTGCTGCCAACCTTGTAAACAATCAGATTCCTCTGTCTAGTTTGAGGAATGAAATTGGTAAAGCATTTAACCCTGGTATGCGTGAACTTGAAGGATCATTCCAAGAACAGATTCAAAACCGTAATCTTTGGGCTGAGTTTATGGTTGGTGAAGACGGCAAACTTCCCTATCGCTATGACATCTTTACTGGTGAACCCCTTGCTGATTGGGATCCTATGACCAACATGATTAACAGGATTCTACCATTCCGTATTAGTAAGATTGGCTCTCAAGCTAGGGAGATGGTATTCCGATCGGGTGTCAACCTACATGAATCTTTTACTACATCACCTGATGGTCAAAGCTTAAAGGAATATCCAAAAGTTATTTCTCGTTTCCAGTATCTTATTAGTCAGCAAAATCTAGAGGAGAAGTTTAAGGAGTTATTCCAAAATCCTCAGATTATGCAGTCTATTCTAGAAATGGAACGTGCTCATGCTAATGGACAATCATTAAGTCCTAACGATACACTTCACGCTATTCAGATACGTCAAGTACTGCGTAATGCAAAACTTGCAGCTTGGGCAGAGCTACAAGCTGAAGATGCAACAGTAAATCGTATTGCTCAAGACGCACATCTTAAGAAGCTTGAGAAACGTGCACGTATGTCAGGTGACTCTGATCGCGCTGCAGAGCTTGATGCCCTTCAAAATATTCCTAAGTGACAACTATGGCTTGCAACCCTACAGTTCAATATGATGATTTTAATGGCGATGGTCAAACCACAGCTTATACTATCACCTTTGAATACGATAACAATACTGATGTACAGGTACGCTTAGGTACTTATCCTAATTTTACGTACCCTACGTATACTACTGATTATTCAGTTGATGCTGCTAATCCCAGTACTATTAATTTTGTATCTGCACCTTCTGGTCCTATCAGGATCTTTAGGTGCACTCCTGATAATGTTTTGCCGGCTACCTTCCAAGCTGGTTCTTCTATTCGATCTAGTGATCTTAATAACAATTTTCGGCAACTTTTATTTGTAACACAGGACTCTAGTATTCGTACTGTGGATACTCAGTCAGTCGCTGATACTGCTATTACCCAATCTAATACAGCTATCACAGATTCAGCTGCAGCAGTAACTACTGCTAACTCTGCTGACGCTAAAGCAACATCTGCACTTGCTGCGGTTAATAATGTTACTGCATACACAGTAGTAACATCAATTAGTCAACTACCTGCATCTCCTACTAATGGTGATCGTTATGAGGTAAGAGACTCAACAGGTGCTGCGACTGCATCTATTTCTGGTTTGCCGTCTGGTGTCACCTTTGGAGCTACAGTTGTATTGCGACTAGAAGTCGTCAACAATGGTTACTCCTTTCTAGATTACTTTATTCCTGATCCTGATAGCAGATATTTAAATAGTCCTGCTCTTACAGGTACTCCTACTGCTCCTACTGCTACACAAGGTACAGATACTACACAACTAGCTACTACAGCTTTTGTAAATGCTGCTGTAGTTAGTAAAGCTCCTATTGCTAGTCCAACATTTACTGGTACTGTTACAATCCCTGCTGGAGCAAGTATTGCAGATATTGGTACTACTATCCAGGCTTTTGATGCTGACACAACTAAAAACGATGTTGCTAACACCTTTAGTGCTGCACAAACATTTAATGGTGGTCTAACAGTTGATGGTTCTTATAAGCAAACTGCAGAGGCTGTAGCTGCGCTAACTATTGATTTAAGTACTGGTAATTATTTTACAAAGACTATTACTACAACTTCTCAATTTGTTTTTAGCAACCCTCCTGCTTCTGGAACTGTAGGTAGCTTTACTTTAGAACTTACACATACAGCAGGTGCTGTGCAATGGCCTTCTTCGGTCGAGTTTGCAGGAGGCGCTGCTCCGACCTTGACGACTGGCAAGACTCATTTGTTTGTGTTTGTCACTGATGATGGCGGTACGCGTTACCGCGGAGCTGTACTGGCTAATTATGTTAACTGAGGCTAAGTATGGATCCAATTACACAACAATTAGCGCTTACGAGTGCAGCAACTGACGCAACGTATGTCGATGATGTGTTCAGTATTTATACATATGAGGGTAACGGGTCAGCGCAGACAATAACTAATGGGATTGACTTGAGTGGTGAAGGTGGATTGGTTTGGATTAAACATAGAGTATTAGGATACGATCACCACCTTTACGATACTGCTCGTGGTGCCACAAAATATTTGGAATCTAATAGTATAGCGGCAGAAACTACATACTCCCCTGGTCTAACCGCCTTTGGCTCAAACTCGTTTACGCTTGGTTCTGGTTCTGACGTAAACGCTTCACCTACCTTCTCTGGAAGTTATTATGTCTCATGGACATTCCGCAAAGCGCCGGGGTTCTTTGATGTTGTGACCTATAGCGGCTCAAACAGTACTCAAACCATTCCACACTCTTTAGAGTCAAAGCCTGGCATGATTCTTATAAAGAGGGTGGACCAGCAAGACTCCTGGCGTGTGTTTCATGAAGACATTCCTATTCATGATCATCTGCGGCTGAATGAAACTGCTGCAATTAATTCTCAAAATATTTTTAACAGCACCGAGCCAACTTCAACTCATTTTACAGTCATAGGTAATGATAGTGGCGTAAACCAACTTAATAGTCAATACGTTGCTTACTTGTTTGCTAATGACGACGCACGATTTGGTGCAAACAGCAATGAGTCAATCATTAAGTGTGGAACCTATCAAGGTAACGGTAACACACAAGAAATTAATTTAGGGTTTGAACCTCAATGGTTGATGTTGAAAAATGCTGATAGTTATCTTGGTGACTGGATCATGGTTGACATTAATCGTGGTTGGGAACCTTCCGGTGTACATGACTCAAACAGTTTATGCGCCAATCTTTCTGACGCAGAACCCGTGAATAGCGGAAGAGTTAAGTTAACTACACAAGGATTTAAGTTCGACAATGAGGGGAACCATGATTACAACCAGACGGGCTACTCTTATATCTACATGGCAATCCGTCGTCCGCATAAGCCACCGACTGCTGGAACAGATGTGTTTACATCAACGGGGGCTAGTGGAGTTCAAAATGCAGGTTTTCCAATAGACACGAGGTTTGATGAGATTATATCTGCATCTCTCGATACGAGTACAAACTTTACTGTTTTTGATCGACAAAGAGGTGGTTATTATTTAGTAACCAGTACTGACAGTGCAGAAGCCCAAGCTGTCAATAATACCAGCTTAATTATTCCTCGTCCTGCCGTTGGTGATTATTACAGTCACACTAATTCACGTACCTATGTTTTTCGGCGTGCGCCAAGATTTTTTGATCTTGTTTGCTATGAAGGGAACGGCACTGCTGGCAAAACAGTGACTCACAATTTAGAAGCAGTTCCCGAGCTAATGATTGTAAAAGCAAGAGATCAAGCAGAATCATGGGCTGTTTATAGCTCAGCAGTCGGAGCAACAGGTAGTTTGTTTCTTGATACCAATGTGCACGCAGATACTGATACTGGCTACTGGAATGACACTGCTCCAACAGCGCAGCAATTTAGCCTTGGCACCTTAAATGAAGTAAATCAAAACACAACTGAATACATTGCTTATCTATTTGCCACATTACCTGGCATCAGTAAAGTTGGCAGTTACTCGGGAAGTACGGGTAATGATGTAGACGTTGATTGCGGCTTTTCTGCAGGACCTCGCCTTGTTTTAATTAAGCGCACTGACCAAAATGCCAGTTGGTATTTTATTAACACTATTAGTGCTAGTACCGATTACTATAATTTTTTAGATCAAGGGGTACCTATGTCATCCTTCGACCACATTGATCCGTTGAGTAATGGTTTTACAATGAAGTCATCAGCACCTGCCGACCTGAACGCTACTGGCGGCACCTACCTGTTCCTTGCTATAGCTTAACTATGGAAATTAGAAATCGTTTAACTGGTGAGGTGACCACCGTTAGTCAATTCAAATCAAGTCACCCAAATACAAGTTTTCCAAAACAAATTACAGCTGATTTACTTGATAGTTATAATTACGATCCTGTACTGAAGGGAGCTGAAGCTACGGTTACTCCTCCTTATGGTGTCAGTGTTCGTGATGGTGTTGAGCAAATCAACGGTCAGTGGTTTACTCGGTATGTAGCTGGTCCGTTGTTTACGGATAACGAGGAAGCTACTGCTGCAGAACAAGAAACTGCTTACCGTGCTCGTGTTGATGCAAAAGTTGCAACCGCTGTACGCAATGACCGCAACAACCGTCTTGCTGCGTGTGATTGGACACAACTGTCTGATAGCTCAGCTAACTCATCTGAGTGGGCTACATACCGTCAGCAACTACGAGATCTTCCAAGTACTGAAGGGTTCCCTCATTCTGTTACTTGGCCTACTGAACCTTAATTATGGAGTGGGCAGATCCTCCCGTACTACCCTCTCTGTTACTCCCTGAGGCCCCTAACTTACCTAGTCCAATACTTGACCTACCAAGGGCTGATATCCCTTCTTACAAGCCACTGGTGGTTCCACCTAACACCCTTAGACCACCTCCTGGTATTAATGGTGATAACACGGAAGACGAACCACCCAAAGAAACAACAACTAAATTACCACCTCCGGTAACACCTAAGTTACCAGAGATTCCAAAAATAAATATACCACCCGAAGCTCAGATAGTAGAAATACCGTTTACGGATATTGAGGTTCCTTTACCTACAACTACTATTATGACAACTGCAGCTACAACAGCGTTTATTTCTGTTGGTGCCACCCTTACTGCAACGTCTTTGTTCAAATATTTAGTGATGGTTATGAAACCTATCTTTAAAACTACATGGAACAAGATAACGAAAAAAAAGCAGGATTCATCAAGTTTGTCGTCCTCTGCTGGTCAGCAGGACTCTTGACTGCTAGTTACGCAGGCTGGATGCCAAAGATGGATCCTACTTACGTCGCTTCAATCCTGAGTGGCACTCTTGCAACTTTCTCTATCACTCGTGAAAAGAAACAATGAAAAGGTTACTTCTTATTCTTCTTCTTGCATCCCCAGCTGCAGCACAACAAGTGACTCCTAACTTTACACAGGGGTCAATGCAATCCACTACTACTACCACCGTTGACATATCCCGCACTATTGCAACCAATGTCTATGGTGGCGATTATTCATCATGGTCTGGAACAAACGTAACACCCAGCGGAGACATCACAGACGCTACAACAACTTATTCGGTGACCAACGACGGGGAGCAGTTTCAACTGGAAGTTGTGACCCGTGCAGCGGGTCTGATCGAAGACAGTCTAGTAACAGAAACAATTCAACAGGTCTCTACTATTACCTCCTTGTCGGTCTTCTCGCAGTAACACCTGCTTTTGCAGAAGAAGATCCAAAGGTACAAAATACATCTAACCCCGTAGCAGCAGCAACGGGAAATGTGACAAACCAGGCGGTGCAGTTCCAAAACAATGGAGCACCATCTCGTCAATATTTTGGTCCTAATAATAGCTGCAATGCTTCAACTATGCAGCTGTCACCCTTCTATATGGGTAACGATACTATTCCATATGAACAGAGTGGTTATGTTAGAAGCAACAACTTTGGTGTGCAGCTTAATTTTTCTGTCCCACTAGATGGTGGCATGGTAGAAACTTGTAAAAGCATTGCGCGTAAACACGAACAAAAGATGCGTCTTGACTATGAACTTGTTCGTGCTCTTAAGTGCAGTGAACTTATGAAATCTGGTTTTACTTTTAGGCCAGGTAGTCGTGTAGAAGTTCTTTGTCATGACATTGTACCTATTGTTTCTCTAACTACTAATCAAAACAAAGATTAAATAATGGCTATTAAAAAAGCTACAGAAGATAAATTTAATGAGCTGCATAATATCTTGACGGAGGAGCTGCTTCATAGGCTTAAGTCTGGAGAAGCTTCTACTCAAGATCTAAAAGCTGCAATCGATTGGCTACATAAAAATGACATTAGTGGTGTTGCATATGATGGTAATCCTCTAGATAAACTTGCAAATGTTATCCCACAAATTGATCCAGAATTAGTTCAGCGGAGACTGTATGGCAAGAGAGAAACTACCGTATAACCAGCTTAGTAGGACTGCCAAGTTCTACAGAGATCAGCCTAGTGCTGATATCAAGCATAAAAAAACATCATTAAAAGCGGCAAAGAAACCGGCGCGTCAGAAAAAGAATGCTGAAACTAGAAAGTATCGTCGTAACAACGATCTTGAAGGTAAAGGCGGACCTGATGTCCATCACTCTAAGAATGGACTGATGACAATTTCTGCACGTAAGAACCGCTCTATTAAATGACGCCACTCCCTACTCCTGACCATTATCTACATAACCTAATAGCCATGACGTCCTCTGAAGCCAAGCGCCTTTGGAGGCGCAGTATCAAAGAACACTTTGACTGTACATGTGTCTATTGCGGAGGAACCTATGACATTAACGAACTTACTCTTGACCATGTTCATCCTAAGTATCATGGTGGAAAAGATGAAACACACAACCTTGTGTGCTCCTGTCCTAGCTGTAATCAGGAAAAGGGATCAACATATTGGCGAGAATACATAACTCGCTTTAACAACCCACTACGGGAACTTATTATCGCTAACTACACTAATGGCTAATAGAAATAGAATTAGTTTGCTTAAATCACAAAAAGCAAAATTAAAAAAACAGCGTGCACTTGCTACTACACCTAAGGCCAAAGCAATTGTTGATCGACGTATTCAACAGGTAACTGTAAAGATAGAGAATGCTCAAAAGCTACTAAAAGGTGCTTCTACTCCTAATGCTCTTCCTCCCGCTAAGACTCGTCCTACTGGAACTGCATCGAGTCGTCGTGCACAGGCTGCAGCTAAGCAAGCACGAGCTGCTCAGGGTACGACTGGTGGTAAGCGTGTAGGTCAACCTTCAGGCGCTGCTAACCGTATGTATGGAGCACGTCGTGTAAACCAAGCGGTTAACCGGGCTGTCACTCGCACTGCAATGAGAAATGTTGTCAAAGGTGCAGGGCGTCTCTTGGCTGGCCGTGATGACGGATCAGGATCTGCATTGATGGCTGCCAAAATGACTAGTGACGCTATTGATGCTGCTAAAGGTAAAGGTAAAAAGAAATCCAAAGCAACTTCTAGAAAAGTAGGTCCTGCGGCTGTCGAAGGTGGCTACACGATTAGTAGAGGAAATCGTAAGTACAAACCTAGGCCATCTGCTAAAAAAGCAAAGCAAGCTACTACACCTAAACCTGCATCAAAAGTACCAAATCCACCAAAACCTATCCCTAAGAAGGATCGGATGGAAAATGCTTCTAAAGACAAGCGTATGGCAGCTTGGGCTAAGGCTAATGCGAAAATGATTCGCAAGAGTGGTACTGCTAAACAACAAGCAATTCTTGACAAAGTAGAGAACAAGCCCAAACAATCTGCAGCACTCAAGGCTGGTTATCCAGGTAATCGAAACTACTAGATACCTGTCCACTAACGAATAAACATACCGCGCTCCGCAAGGGGCGCTTTTTTTATGCCAATAAAACAACTCATTTTAGAAGGCTTGGAGTCTGCATTTAAGAACGGAGACGAATTAGTTAGTAATGGTGCTAACGGAGCACTAAAAAAAGCAGCTAAGAAAGCTCCTAAACCACCACCGCGTGTTTTAAAAAAAGCAGATTACGAAGGTACGGCTGGCGGCCACAATGGCTTTGGTCGGTTTAAAGCTGATATGGCAGCTTATGATGACAAGCGGAAAGGACTTCAAAAACCTTTTTTCCGTGATGAGGCTGGTGAACTTCACTTCCATCAATCAAACGGCAAAACCGAAAGTCAATTTATTCATCGCGACACTAAACTAGCTAATAATTTAGATAGAAGTGAAAAAGGTAGACAACTAACTAAACCCGATGTTCGTGGTAAGGACTTCTTAAAAGATGCGCCACAAGAACCTGATATACACGTACATCACATTGCTCCTATTAAATCACTCCAATTTCTTTTTGACGGGCTTAACGAAGCTGATCGTCTTAAGATGATTGACCATTTTGAAAGGCGTGGTGTCTACATTGGCAATGATCCTCGTAACGCAGCCTTCTTAAAAAAATCAATTCATACCTCAGTGCACGAGTCATACGTCAAGAAAGCAATCTTGAAATATAACCACGCATCACTTGAAGGTATGTCACTCAAAGATCGTTTTAAATTTGCAAACGTGATCCTACAAGAAATTAAAGAGGCTAAAAAAATAGTCGAGCGTGAATCTGAAGTCTGGATCTCTCCTGCTCAGCTAAACAAGTCTATTCAACGTGTCAATCAACCAGAGATGGCTAGGTATGACGACTAGGCTTAATCTATTACAAGATGATTTCAAGCTGTTTCTACAAGCATTGTGGGCGCAGCTTGATCTTCCTTCTCCAACACGTGCTCAATACGCTATTGCTGATTACTTACAACATGGTCCTAAACGCCTACAGATTCAAGCTTTTCGAGGTGTTGGTAAATCTTGGATTACCGGTGCTTTTGTCCTCTGGACCCTATTCAACGATCCTGAAAAAAAGATCATGATTATATCGGCCTCTAAAGAACGGGCCGACAACATGTCTATCTTCCTACAAAAACTAATCATTGAAACTCCTTGGCTTAACCATCTGCGTCCTAAATCTGATGATTCCCGCTGGGCTCGAATATCATTTGATGTTAATTGCTCACCACACCAAGCGCCTTCAGTTAAATCAGTTGGAATTACTGGTCAGCTTACTGGTAGTCGTGCTGACCTAATGATTCTTGATGACATCGAAGTTCCTGGTAACTCGATGACAGAACTTATGCGGGAAAAACTCC